TCAACTAGCACCACAGGTTGAAATTAATCAAAAATTAGAGGAATCTCATAATTTAGAGTTGATTGAATCAATCTTAGATGAAATTAAATCTACAATTATTAAAGAGGTTAATAAAAAACTTAAGAGCAAAAATAAAATCAAGAATAATATTTTACAGCATAAATTTAGAACTACTTTTAACATTAATATCCAGAAAAATAAAACAGTTACCATAAAAAAGGTGGTTACAAATAAACTGAAAAGTGAAAGTGACACTTTTAGAATTTACATGGATATTAAAGATAATCATATTGAAATAGACGCTCTTTGGTGGAAATACTGTAAAAAACAAGGAGCTTCAGATGTTGCGGATGAACTTGTGGACCTATTTATATACTATAATAATCCTAGATTAGTTTCATATCTTTTGGGGAAAAAGTAAAATTATTCTCTTTGTTGAAAATCTAGATGTAAATTCTAAATAAGTAGTTTATGTAATCATATGTTTGACTATAAAGAATAACACATGAGAGAATATTGAAGTGGGATTTTAAACGTAATAATAAGAATTAGTGAAATTTATTCAATGAGATAAAGTTTGAACGAAACAGATTTGATTGAACTAATATCAATTATCTAAGGCGCTACCTTAATATGGCTAGCGTCTTATTTATTGTTAAGTAAAAATGAGGCGTGGAGGTAAATGATAGGAGTATTTACTTACCTTATTGTTGGGCTACTGTATACAACAATCAAGTTATATCCATCGATACGTGAGGTTGCACAAAAGAATATAGATGATGCTGTATGTTTGATAGCGACAATTATTATATCGATTGTTGTTATCTTCTTTTTAATTCCATTCTGGATTATCTTGTTAGCTTTTGATGTAGCTAAGTTCTTTTATAAGTGGAGAGGTAATCTACATGAATGAATATAAAACCAAACAACAGAAGCGTAAGTTCTATGACAGTGGTGAATGGAAGAGTACACGCGAAGAAGTAAAGAAGCGAGACAACTATGAATGCCAAGAGTGTAAGCGTAATGGTCGAGTACAAACTGATACCAATGAGTACAGTGAAAGTGCAAAGCGTAAGAAGATACAGCTCGTTGTCCATCATATAAAAGAACTTGAACATCATCCTGGTCTTGCATTAAACAAAGACAACCTTGAAACAGTCTGTGCGAATTGCCATAACAAAGAACATGGAAGAATTTACGAAAAGAAACAAAATAAATGGGAACATGATGAGAAATGGTGAATATAAAACAAAAATACCCCCCCATTCGAGGACTGGGCTTTTTTTCGTCTTAGGGGCACCGGAGGAGGGGGTTAACTGTCAGGTTTTTTTCGAAAATACGCGCGTAAGGGGGGTGGGTAGATGGCTGTTAGTATTGTAAAGTTAAAGGAACAGCTTATGAATAGTATTGATACGACAGATTTAGTTGAAGTTGAAAAGGTAGAACGCTATATTGATCTAGTTAAAGCATTTCGAAAAATTAATAAAACGATAACGAAAGAAGGGGAATCCGTAACAATAAAAAATGGAACTCAAGTTTTCGTTAAGGCCCACCCTCTTATAAGTGAGAGGAATAAAATTAACAGTTCTTTAATTGCATTAGGGAGAGATATAAAGTTTGTTGTTAAGAATACTATCCCTAATACAGGTTATAACAAAAGTGATCTTACATGATTAAGCAAAAATATGTAGAAGAATATATTGAACTTTATCGAAGTGGGAAAGTAAAGTTCAATAAAGAAAGAGAACTGTTAATTGGATATCTGGAAAAATATGTTTTAAACAGAGACGATTTGTATTTTGATGATGAAATGATTCAGGATTGTATCAACTTCGGTGAGAAGTGGTATTTTCCTTTGCAGCCATTTCAAAAATTCTTAATAGCATTCGTTTTTTTACTTTATAAGAAAAATGGCCGCGTATTTTATCGTAAGTTCTTGTGGATGCTAGGGCGTGGTGGCGGTAAAAATGGTTTAATATCGGTTATCGCTCATTTTTTAATTAGTGAATTACATGGAATACCTGAATATAACATATCTGTTGTTGCGAATAGTGAAGAACAAGCGAAGACAAGTCCTGATGAAGTGAAGAAAACGGTTCGCAGACATGAAACATTAAAAAAGGCATTCAAAGCAACTGAAACACAAACCGCGTCAAAGGCAACTGCGAGTGTATTGAAGTTTAGAACATCAAACGGAGATACAAAAGATGGTTTGCGAGACGGTGCGGTTGTTTTCGATGAAATACATCGATATGAAAGTAATAAAGATGTCCGCGTCCATATCAGCGGCTTGGGGAAAAGAAAGAATCCCCGCGAGTTTTATATTGGGACAGATGGGTATGTACGAGATGGTTTCTTAGATAAATTAAAAGAAAAAGCAATGAAAGTTTTAAGAGGTGAAGCGCGTCCAAACGCTGTCTTTCCTTTTATTTGTAAGCTTAATGATGAAAGAGAAGTTGATGATTTAGACAAATGGGAACTCGCGAATCCTATGGTATCAAAGCCATTAAGTGAATATGCTGAAGGCTTATTCGAAACGATGAAGGAAGAATACGAGGATTTAGAAGACGATCCAGACAACCGAATTGAATTCATGACAAAACGAATGAATTTACCTGTTTCAGATTTAGAACGTTCGGTTGCAAAGTGGGAAGAGATTAAAGCTACAAGTCGTCCTTTTCCCGATTTGTATGGTCGTGATTGTATTGGAGCTTTAGACTTTGCAAGTATTAGGGATTTTGCTGCCTGTGGTCTGTTGTTTAGAGTAAATGGTGAGTATATTTTCAAAACGCATTCTTTTGTTCGGAAAGAATTTGTTGATATTTACTATGGCTACTCTAAAAAAGCGAAGGAGTTCAAAAAAGAAAAGTTCGCACCAATAAAAGATTGGGAAGAACAGGGCTTATTAACTGTTGTGGATGAACCAACAATTAATCCTCAACATATTGTTGATTGGTTTGTTGAAATGCGTGACTCTTACGGATTGAAAAAAATAATTGCCGATAATTTCCGTATGGAAGCAATAAGGCCACTATTAGAAGCGGAAGGCTTTGAAATAGAAGTTATAAGGAATCCTAGAGCAATTCATAGTTTACTAGCACCACGAATTGAAATGGCATTTGCCAATAAACAAATCATTTTTGATGATAATCCAATGATGCGTTGGTATACACAAAACGTATTGGTTGTTATCAAAGGTGATGGCAATAAAGTATATGAAAAGAAAGAGCCTGTTCGTAGAAAAACGGATGGTTTCCAATGTTTTGTCCACGCTCTTTATAGAGCTGATGAAATACAAGAAGTAACAGACTTCATTATAGGTGACATTAAATTTTAATAAAGGGGTTGATAATCATTGGATGGATCAGTGATGTATTAAACAAAAATAAAGAAATAGCATTCATGTTTGATTTAGAACTGTTCATGGATACAGCAAACAGAGTCCACATGAAGCGATTGGCGATTGATACTTGTATATCATTTTTAGGAAGAACAATTAGTCAGTCAGAATTTAGAGTTAAAAATGGTGAAGCATTTGAAACGAATGAGCTTTACTAACGGTTAAATGTCAGACCAAATAAGAATATGACAGCCAGCTCCTTTTGGGAAAAGTTTATTCAGAAGCTTGTTTATGATAACGAGTGCCTAGTCATACAAGCTGATGATGAGGATTTACTTATTGCGGATGACTTTCAACATAATGAATATGCTGTTTTTGAGGATACTTTTACAAATGTGGTAGTAAAAGATTATGAATTTAAGAGAAGTTTTAAACAAAGTGAAGTTATACATTTGAAATATCGAAATGATAAGTTATCACCACTTATTGATGGACTATTTGCTGATTATGGCGATTTATTCGGAAGAATTTTAAGTTCTCAGAAACGAAAAAATCAAATTCGCGGAACAGTCGATATGGATATGATTGGTGCTAAATCAGAAGAACAAGTTAAAAAGTTACAAGAATTTATAAATAATATGTATCAGGCAATTGGCAATAAAGATATTGCTATTGTTCCACAGCAAAAAGGGATTGAGTACAAAGAAGTTTATAATGGTTCTGCTAATGGTCCTAGTGTGGAAGAAATAAATAAAGTAACAAATGGCTTTTTAAATCAAGTAGCGATGGCAATGGGTATACCTACAGCTTTAATATATGGTGAAATGGCTGATATTGAGAAGCAAACGAAAAACTACATGAATTTCACAGTAAAACCTTTGTTAAAAAAGATTTCTGATGAAGTAAACGTGAAATTCTTTGAAATGAATGAGTATCTTGAAGGGCAAAGAGTTGAGGTTAAATCTATTTCTTATCAGACTATATTTGAGCTTGCGGAAAGTATCGATAAGCTCATTTCTTCAGGTGCTTTTAAAGGCAACGAAGTGAGATTAGAAGTTGGTTATGATATCTCGGATGACCCTAACTTAAACAAACATTATATTACAAAAAACTATGCTGAAATGAATGCTGGAGAAGGAGGTGAGAATACAAATGACGGTGAAAATTGACGTTAAGGGGCCAATTATTTCAAATGATGAAGCTTGGATCTATGATTGGTTTGAAATGGATGCTACAAGCCCAGGTAAGATTACAAAACAACTTGATAACGCAAATAGTGAGGATTTAATTGTATCAATCAATAGTCCTGGTGGTTATGTAGATGAGGGTTCGGAAATTTACACAGCATTAAAAAATTATCCTGGTCATGTGGAAGTTCAAATTGTTGGTTTAGCAGCAAGTGCAGCTTCTGTAATTGCTATGGCCGGTGATAAAGTTCGAATTTCTCCAACAGCAAAAATCATGATTCACAACGCTGCTAAGTGGCATGGTGGAGATCATCGTGACATGGAAAAGGCGGCTGAGATGTTAAAAATAACAGATCGAGCAATTGTAAATGCCTATGTCATTAAAAGTGGTAAATCTGAAGAGGAGCTACTTAATATGATGGCTGAAGAAACTTGGATGGGCCCACAACAAGCATTAGAAAATAGCTTTGTGGATGAAATCATGTTTATGGAGAATCCAGTTAAAATGACAGCTTCAAGTGCCACTTCTGCCATGCTTCCACAGAAAGTAATCGATGGTTTTAGAAATGGAACAATGAGCAAAGGTCAAGGAATTACAAAAGAAGATTTAAATGCAGCATTATCAGGATTAAAAAAAGAAATCCTGAATGATTTACAAAACAACATAGAAGAACAACCAAAAGAGCCAAATCCGAAACCTGTTAAAAATGGTGGGATTAAAGGGCTCTTTTTAAAATTATAAAAAATGGGGGAAACACATAATGGTCATTAAATTTAATAAGTCTGAAGCATTTAATAAGGCGAAAGCAAAATTAACGGATGCTTTAACAAACGTTGAAAGTACAGAACAGGAACAATCAACTGCTTTTGAAAATTTCTTTGATGCAATGCAAACGGATGTAATTAACACGGTCCGTAATCAAGTAAATGATGAAATGTTAGATCGTTCTATTCTCCAACAACGCGGTCAAAATGTATTAACGGCAGCGGAAACAAAATTCTTCAATGCAGTTGTACAAGAAGGTGGATTTAAAGAAGGTTCTATTCTACCAGTAACTACACAAGAACGTGTATTTGAAGATTTAGTTAAAGAGCATCCATTACTCGATGCTTTAGGTCTACAAGATTTAGGCGCGGTTACAAAATTCATTTATTCTGATGCGACAAAAGCATATGCATGGGGTGAGTTATTTGGTGACATTCGAGGGCAAGTGAATGCTGCGTTCCGAGAAGAAAAGATTGGTCAACTTAAATTAACTGCATTCGCAGCAATCCCAAATGACATGTTAGACCTTGGACCAGAATGGGTTGAACGTTATGTTCGAACTTTATTGGTAGAATCCTATTCAGTAGGTTTAGAGTTTGGTTTTGTAAATGGTGGTGGAGCTGTAGCACATCAACCAGTAGGTTTAATGAAAGATGTAAATGCAACTACAGGCGCGGTTACTGATAAAAAATCATCTGGTACATTAACATTTGCTCCTTCTGAACATGGTGAAGTAATTGCTGGTGAACTTTATGAAGTAGTAAAAGCTTTATCTGTTGATGGAAAAGGAAAGTCTCGTAAGGTTTTAAATAATATTGTAATGGTTGTAAATCCTGTGGATTCAATTGGTGTACAAGCACGTAATACAATCCAAACGGCAACGGGTCAATGGGTAATGGCATTGCCTTATAACATTCAAACTGTTGAATCTGAAGAAGTTCCAGTTGGGAAAGCATTATTCTTTGTAAAAGGTCAATATCTTGCAGCAATCGCTGGTGGATACAAACTTAAAAAGTTCGATCAAACTTTAGCGATTGAAGATGCTACGCTTTATACGATCAAACAGTTTGCTAATGGTAAACCAAAAGATAATAAAGCAGCTCTTGTTTATGATTTGAAGATTTCTTTTGCACCACCGACTCCACCAGCAACTAAATAAGGAATGATGTGAATGGATACAGTAATTTCAAATGAAATATTACAGCAATTCAAAGATAGGATGCGATTAGGTGATGACGAAGACGATAACCTAAGACGTATCCTTTTTGCATCCAATGAGGCTCTAATAAAAGTGTGTGGATCGTATGACATAACCAAAGATGTGACGTTCAAAGAATTAGTTTTTGAGCGTTCTCGTTATGTTTACAATGATGCACTTGAGTATTTTACTAAGAATTTTTTAACCGAAATTAATAGTTTTGGCATTGCAAAAGCTTTAGAAGAAATAAAATTGGCCGGTGATTAATATGCGTCCTTTTCAGTACAAAAAACCACTGAATTCCGGTGATTTTAGAAATCGAATTAGCATTGAACAACCTGTAGTAATAAAAGATGAATTAAACCAAGTAATCGAAACATCTTGGCAAGAAGTTAAAAAAGCATGGTCAATGATAAAAACGGTAAAAGGGTCTGAGTATATTGAAGCTTCAGCTTCACAAGCTACTCGGATCTATCGTTTTGTAATCCCTTATACATCAGGAATTACAGAAGAAATGCGAGTTAATATGAAAAATCGTATCTTTGATATTATCGAACCGCCAATGAATGACGATGAAATGTATCAAACATTGACTATTATCGCAAAGGAGCATACTTGATATGAATGATTATGCGAGTGAGCTTGCTAGAGAATTACAAAGATATGCGAATATTGTGGAAGAAAACTTAGAAAATGAAATTGATGAAGTGGGAGATATTGCTGTCGGTAAGTTAAAGCAAGGTAGCCCTAAAAAAACAGGTACTTATCGTAAAGGATGGCGTAAGAAAAAAGAAGGTAATGGCGTTGTCCTCCACAATATACAAGGACAATTAACGCATCTTTTAGAAAAGGGACATGCGAAAGTCGGTGGTGGTCGAGTTCCAGCACAAGTTCATATTCGTCCAGTTGAAGAGTATGTAATTGATGAATTGCCAAAACGTATTGAAAGGGCGGTTGGGCAATGACATTAGGTGAATTAACAAAAATTCTTGAAGCTACAGGCTATCCTGTGGCTTATTCGCATTTCACAGCAACGCCAGGTAAGTCAGTGCCAGCACCACCTTATATTTGCTTTCTTGTAGATGGATCAGCAAATCTCATGGCTGATAACAAAGTCTATCACAAGATAAATGATTTAAATATAGAGCTTTATACAACTAAAAAAGATTTAGTTGCTGAAGCCAAACTTGAAAAAGTCCTAGACGATCATGAAATTCCTTATGAATCACCGATTGAAGGGATTATTGAATCTGAAAAAATGTATCAAAAAATATATGAAGTGAGGTCGATATAAATGAATGAAAACAAAGTAGCTTTTGGTTTGAAAAATGTCCATTATGCACTTTTCGATATAAAAGATGGCGTAGTGACATTTAGCGCACCAATTCCATTACCAGGTGCAGTTGAATTAACGTTTGATCCACGAGGGGATTTAATTGAATTCTACGCGGATGACATGCTTTACTATGCAGCAAGTAATAACCAAGGTTACGATGGAACGCTATCTATTGCGACTATTCCCGAACAATTTGCTATTGATGCATTAGGAGAAGAATTAGACGAAGAAGACGGCGTTTTAAACGAAATAGCTGATGCAAAAGGGAAACCATTTGCATTACTATTCGAATTTGATGGTGATGTACGAGCGACGCGCCACGTTATGTTCAACTGTTCAGCAAGTCGTCCGACACTTGCATCTAAAACGAAAACAAATTCAGCAGAGCCTAACACAAATGAACTTAAATTTGTATCAAGCCCTATTGATATTAACGGAAAACGTATGGTTAAAACGAAAACTACAACTAAATCAAAACAAGCGATTTATGATACTTGGTACAAGAAAGTATATACAAAAGTACCTGCATTACCGAAAGGAGCATAAGTAGATGGAAAAGACAATTTCAATAGATGGAAAACAAGTTAAATTAAAAAGTACAGCAGCAACAGTTAAACGATATAAAGCACAATTCAGACGTAATTTATTTGCAGATATGATGGGGTTAGGGGCAATTAGTACGTTAACTTCACCAGATGGATCACAACAACCTATCGATACATCTAATCTTGATTTAAGTAAAGTTGATTTTGAGCTTGTTTATGATTTGACCTGGTTATTCGCTAAAACGGCTGATCCAAGTATTCCTGATCCTATGACGTGGCTGGATAAATTTGAAGAATTCCCAATTGAAGAAATCATGCCAGACATAATGGAACTAGTTCAAGTTACTATGGGAGCAAAAAAAAAAAATAGGAAATGATGAAAAGCAAGGGACATTCAGTGATGAAGAATTAACCACTGATTTGTTCCTTGCTCTTTGTTATAAAGCAAAATTAACGCATTGGGATTTAGAAACCATGACAATCGGTGATTGTTTTGATTACATTGCTGAGTTTGCTGAAATGGAGAATCCAGACAAAGAAAAAATTAGAAAAGCGAGTCAAAAAGACTTTGATTCATTCTAAGAAATGAGGTGAGAAAATGGCAGGAAGAATTAAAGGGATTACGATAGAAATCGGCGGGAATACCGGGCCGTTACAAAATGCTTTAAAAGATGTAAATAAACAAAGTGATGCTTTGGCTAAAGAATTAAAAGATGTTGAGCGCTTATTAAAGTTTGATCCTGGTAATGTGGAAGCATTAGCGCAAAAACAAAAATTACTTACACAACAAATTGAAAATACAACACAGAAGTTAGATAAATTAAAAGCAGCGGAACAACAAGTACAAGCTCAATTTCAAAACGGTAAAATTTCTGAAGAGCAATATCGTGCATTCAGGCGTGAAATTGAATTTACAGAAGGGTCACTTAATGGTCTTAAAAATAAACTAGGAAACATGAAAGCTGAGCAAGAGAATGTAGCAAGTTCTACAAGACAACTAAAAACATTGTTTAGAGCTACAGGAAAAAGCGTTGATGATTTTGCAGGAGCATTAGGAAATCGTCTTGTGAATGCAATTAAAAGCGGAACAGCGACAAGTCGCCAATTAGAACAAGCAATTGGGATTATTGGTCGTGAAGCATTAGGAACCGAAGCAGATATTGAAAAATTACAACGAGCGCTACGATCTGTGGATGCTGGTAATTCAATACAACAAGTACGAAATGAATTACGAGACTTACAACAAGAAGCCCAAAGGACAGAAAGAGAATTTCAAGAATTAGATATAGGCTTAGAAAATGTACTTGGTGCAATGGTAGCTGGTGGCGGAATTGCCGGGACAATCGAAAAAGCACTTGATATGTCCAAATTAAAAACAAAGATTGATATCATTTTTGATGTCCCAGAGTCTTCGAAGAAATCAGTAGAAGAAGCTGTAAGAGGTGTTACGGCTTATGGTGTTGATGCAGAAGCATCTTTAGAGGGTGTACGTAGACAATGGGCGTTAAATAAAAATGCTAGCGATGAAGCGAATGCAGCGATTGTAAAAGGGGCGGCAGTTATTGCTAACTCTTATGAAGGAGTAGATTTTACTGAGTTAATTCAAGAAACTAATGAAGTAGCTGCAGGTATAGGGGTATCAAACGATCAAGCTTTAGCTTTAATGAATTCTCTATTAAAAGCAGGATTTCCACCAGAACAATTAGATACAGTAGCAGAGTACGGAATGCAGATGAAAAACGCTGGTTTTAGTGCTAAAGAAATACAATCCATTTTTGAACAAGGGATAAACACTAAAACCTGGAATATCGACAACCTCAACGATGGTGTTAAGGAAGGTAGAATCAACATGGCTGCCTTTGGACAAGAAGTTCCAAAGGCAATGTCCGATTTACTACAAGGCACTGATTTATCTGTTGAAAAAATGCAAGAGTGGGGAAAAGCAGTAGCTGATGGTGGTGAAGGCGGTTCGAAAGCAATGGCTGAAGTTGCAACATGGATCGATGGAATAAAAGACAAATCATTGCAAAATGCTCTTGCAACAGAAATCTTTAAAACAAAATGGGAAGATCAAGGTAATAATATGCTTGCCGTTTATAAAGGTTTGGCTAACGTACAAGATAAAACGAAACAAAACCAAGATCAATTAAATGAATCTGTTCAAAAGATGGATGCAAACCCAGCGGTAAAATTCCAAAAAGCTATGCAAGATTTACAGGTTGCTCTCGAACCATTGCTAGGCGTTGTAGCGGATGTCATTTCTAAATTCGCTGAATGGGTTACTAATAATCCAGAGTTGGCAGCGACATTAGCAGCTGTAGCAACAGCTATTGGTATAATATCGGGTGCAATCATGGCACTCGCGCCTATAGTTGTAACCGTCATGAGCTTTTTAGAAGTTTCAGCATTGGTAGCAGCTGGGATTGTCGCCATTGTTCCAATTATCATAGCAGCTATTGTTGCTCTTGGTTTTGCTATTTATAAAAACTGGGAAGATATCAAAAATTGGACAATAGAAACCTGGAATTCTATTAAAGAATATTTGATAGGACTTTGGGACGGTATCGTTCAATCATCTAGTGAAGCGTGGAATTCATTTTTAGAAACAATGGATTCATTCTTTGATCCAATAGGTCAGTTTTTTAATGATTTATGGACAGGAATAGGAGAGATATGTAGTAGTACATGGAATTCAATTGTTGAATTTTTCTCAGGGGCTTGGGCTTCATTCACAGAAATGATGCATAGTTTCTTTGATCCAATAGGTGAATTCTTTAGTAGCTTGTGGTCTGGAATTGTCGAAACAGCTTCCACTTGGTGGACTTCTTTAGTTACATCAGCTTCTGAACTGTGGGGAACACTCGTACAAGCTTGGCAAGAAACTTGGAACACGATTCTTACTGTTTTAGATCCAATTATTTCAGCAGTTTCTACCGTTTTAGAAGCTGGATGGCTACTTATTCAAGCCGGAGTACAAATTGCATGGGCGGCAATCTGTCAATATATTATTCAACCAATTCAAGAAGCTTACAATTGGGTGAGTACAACAATTAGTGAAATGATTACTTGGCTAGGTACACAATGGGAAATTGCAAAAGCTGTGGCACAAGTAGCCTGGGGATTATTTAAGCAATATATCATTCAACCAGTCGTAGACACCTGGAACTTAGTAAAAGAAAAGTTCAGTGATTTAGTTTCGTGGCTAAATTCACAATGGGAGACAATAAAATCATATACATTAGCGGCGTGGAATCTGGTAAAACAGTATGTTATCCAACCAGTGCAAGAATTGTGGAATGCAACAAAAGAAAAGTTAAACGATTTAGCAAATTGGATATTAGGAAATTGGGCGAAAATCCAATCTTATACACTTGCAGCATGGCAATTAGTTTATAAATATGTTATTGATCCGGTTATTTCAGCCTATAATTCTACGAAAGAAAAATTCGGTGAAATGTATAACAGTGCGAAAGAAAAATTTGATGCTATAAAAAGTGCAGCACAAGAAAAATTCGATGCGGCTAAACGTAACATCATTGATCCAATCAAAGAAGCAGTTGGTAAGGTAGAAGAATTTATTGGGAAGATTAAGGGATTCTTTAGTGATTTAAAATTAAAAATCCCAAAACCTGAAATGCCACCTCTTCCACATTTTAGTTTACAAACAAGCACAAAAAATGTTTTAGGGAAAGACGTTACTTATCCATCTGGAATTAATATTGACTGGCGTGCGAAAGGTGGTATCTTCACTAAACCAACTATCTTTGGAATGAATGGCGGAAACCTACAAGGCGCAGGAGAAGCGGGACGTGAAGCGGTGCTTCCCCTTAATAAGAAGACGCTTGGAGATATTGGCGCAGGTATCGTAGCAGCCATGCCACGACAACAATTTGCTATGCCAGGAGAAATAAATCAATTAATGGGTGACATGAGCCGTATGATGGCTAGTTCTGTGAGTCAATTATCAGGATTAAAGACTGTTATGAGTGGTGTGTATGGAAATATGTCAAATAGCAAACAGGCTATGACAAGTAGTGTATCAAATCAAGTATTTAATAACTCATTTGGATCATCTGACGGTGGAGCAATTCCGATGCTTGGCGGTGATTTGGTTGTTGAAGTTCCTGTTGTTATAGAGGGGCGAGATGTGGCGCGTGGTACGTATCGATATACAACCGAGTACCAAGAAAGAGAAAAACAAAGAGACTCAGCCTTTTAGGTTTGGGTTTCTTTAATTTATAAAGAAATGAGGTGTCAACATGAGTTCTTTTACATTTAACAAAATACGTAAAGGCTTTATTCAAATTGCGAAAGGATGGAAAAGACCTACTTGGGCCCCATTGAAACGAAATTTTCTAAACGTTCCAGGATATCCAGGCGCAAGATTGTTAAACACACAAACAGAAATGCGTGTTTTATCTATTCCGGTAGGAATTATAGTGCCTGATGGATCTAACTTAGAAAAGCTGAAAGAAGAAATTGCAAGTTGGCTAATAACAGATCAACCAACAGAACTTATTTTTGATGTAGAACCAAATAGAACGTATTTAGCGATTGTGGATGATAGCTTTGATCCGGATGAATTTGTAACACTTGGAATAGGAACAATCAAATTCATTTGTCCAATGCCTTACAAATTAGGACCAATTCGAAATGCAAAAGCAAAACTAGAACCAAATAATATTAATAAAATGGATGCTTTGAATGAGGGCAGTGTGTTTTCAGAACCGAAATTCAAGATACAGGTAGAAAATCCGTCCACATTCATCGACGTTATAAATAAAAATGGAAATCAACATTTTCGTATAGGATACCCAGTTAAGATAGATGAAACGCCAATAAGTCGGTATGAATTGGTTATGCATGATAAAGCGAATTCTCTAGTGGGTTGGACGGAAGTGGGAAAAGATTTCGTTTCAGATTACGGTATTGTAGCAGGAAAAATGATAGCGGATGGCGCACGTATCATGCCATCTGATTACGGTCAGGGGCAATTTTGGCATGGACCAGCAGTGAAAAGAAGCATTACAGGTGGACCGCTACAAGATTTCACACTTGATGCAATAGTTGAATGTCGTAACTTAAACCCTGCAACTATGGGACGTGTAGAACTTTACTTATTAGATGAAAACGGCGTTGTAGTTGGAAAAGTAGGTATGTTTGATGCATATAGAAATTCTAGCGAGAATTTCGGTGAGGTTATGGCAGGAAACGGTGACTACAATCATCTGATTATAGCGGAAACTGGTTATTATCGTACAACATGGAATGATTTTTATGGACGTCTCCACATTGCACGAGTGGGAAATTATTGGCAGGGTGATATTGCTTTAATGGATGAGAAAGGCAATTACCATACAGAAAAATTCGCCCAATGGTGGGATACGGGCAATAGCTTTATGAAAAAGGTAGCTCAAATTGTTGTGCATATATGTTCGTTTAATGATGCACCATCATTAATTGCAGCTGTGCATGATATTAAAGTGCAAAAGGTAAACAGCAATACAGCACGTCAAATACCTTATATTGTTCAAAAAGGAGATCTTGTAGAAATCGATTCATCGGATGCAAGTATTCGTATTAACGGAGCGGATGCGATACATATAAAGGATTTTATGAGTGACTATATACGTATTGAAAAAGGAAAGAATGAAATCGAAATATCCCCAAACAACATTGGACAGGTAGATGTCACATACAGGGAGCGTTACAGATGAGTAAA